GGCGGGCGCCGGATCGGACAGCTGCACCCGCACGGGCGCCCTGCCCGTGCGCTTGCTCAGAATGTTCATGCCTGCTTCCCCCTTATCTGCACTGTTTTGCCCCTTACTGCGCCGCGCCGGCAAGGTACTCCTCGATCTCGAGGAGCTTGCGGTAGAGCGTCTCCAGGTTCTGGTTCAGGTTCGCCTCGTTGTGCGCCACGGCGATGTCGTAGCTCTCGCGCGTCTGCCCGGCCGCGGCCATGCGCTGCAGGTAGACCGGGAACATCGTCTGTACGCCGGTGGGTTGATAGGCCATGCGCTGTGCCTCCTTTCTTCCGTTGCGCCGCGGCTACAGCACGCGGCGCTGCGCGTCGAACAGCAGCTCCACGCCGCCGTCGATGGTGAAATGCGTGCCGAACTCGTTGGACAGGCGCAGGCAGAACGCGCGCCCGTCGCCGGTGAGCCGCGCCTCCAGCACGTCGGTGAGCGCGGCGGGCATGAGCCGGTCGAAGAACACGGTGGTCCCGTTTGAGATCGCCTCCACCGCGATCACGCCGCCGCTGCCGCGCAGGTACAGCTCCCGGAGCTGCTTGACGGCGATCTTGCCGCCCAGGTCCGTCATCGGCGTGCGCCAGTAGGCCGTAATCGGCCGTCCGTCGTAATCTTCGCCCTCGTCGAAGCGGCACACGCGCCCCTCCCCCGTGAGCAGGAAGAGCGTCCCGCCGTCGGCGCACAGCCCGCGCACGGTGAACCCGTCGCGGATCATGTAGGTGCGGCGCGCCAGGTCGTAGACCACGAGCGCGTCGTTGCCCGCGCCCGCGCCGGTGTTCACGGCAAAGTAGAGCCGCTCGCCGCAGGCGGCCGCGCGGCAGTCCGACAGGTCGGCCCCGGCGAGGAAGTCCTTGATCTTGTCCGCGTCCGGCGCGCGGCGCACGGTCTGCCCGTCGAAATAGTACAGCCCGGCGGAGGTGAGGAAGTACAGCACGTCCGCCACGCGCACGCACGCGGTGTGCGCCGGCTGCGCCATCTGCCCGCTGACCGGGTAGATGCGGTAGTTGCCCGGCCGGTCGCCCAGCAGGCGGTAGAGCGAATCCCGCTTGAAGATGAGCAGCTGGTTGGACAGCGCGAACAGCCCCGTGATCGGGTCGCTGTCGGTGCCGACCTCCACATGCCCGCCGCTCACGTTGGGGGAGGCGTCGTCCTGCGACCAGTCCTCCACCGTGCGCGCATCGCCCGGCGCGCAGCTCCAGTACAGGCGGCACGGGTGCGCCGGGTCGCCCGCGGCGAACAGGCGGCTGTAGTACAGCTCCAGCAGCCCGGCGGGCGCGCTGGAGAGCTGCTCGGCGCTGCCGAACGGCTCCGCAGCCGCGGACGCGCCGTCCCATTTGAGGATCTGCTGCGCGCCGCAGGAGAGGAGCATGTATTCCGTGCCGCCGATCTTGACGCTCTGGAAATCCGCCTGCGCGGCGGGCGCGCCGAACGCGGCGAGCGTCTGCCAGGCCGTCCCGCTCTCGGGCAGCACCTGCCAGCCGCCCGCCGTGGCCGTGAGGAAGCGCCGCGCGCCGCCGGCGTGCCACACGGCCATGCGCAGCACGCCGCCGGGCGACGGGTGCACGGCCTCGTGGTGGCGCGCATAGCCGCGCGCCACGCGCAGCTGCCCGCCGGATGTGTCCATGTTGCGCGCGTCCGGGCTCTCGCCCGGGTCGATGCTGTTCTCGCACGCGCTCTGGTTGATGCCCTGGAACTGCGCGATGCGGTAGAGCTGCAATGCCATCGGTATCCCCTCCCCGTCAGTAGGCGTTCTCGATGCGGTAGGCGTCCAGCTCGCCGCTGTGGGCGCGCAGCGCGCGGCGCATCTGCTGATAGAGCGCAAAGCCCGCCTGCGCGGCGGCCGCCGCGTCGCCCGCGGCGCGCTCGCGCGCGACCGCGTAGGTCACCAGCGCGCCGTGGCTGTATTCGGGCAGGTCCGGCACGTCGGTATCGGCCGCGAGCATCCGCGGCATGTAGCGGTACGTCAGCTCCGCCGCGCCGTCCGGTACGCCGGGCACGTGCAGCAGGTGCGTGCCCGCGCCGTAGTAGAAGGGCAGCCGCGCGCCGCCGCGCGCGAGCGCCACCGCCTTCACCAGCGGGCGCTCGAGCAGCGTCAGGTCGATCGCGCCGCCCGTGATCGAAACCGTCTCGGTGCGCCGCGGCTGCACCGCGCCGGAGAGGTCCACCATCGCGTCGTTGAGGTAGCGCGTGAGCTTGTCGCGCCAGGTCTCGAGCGTCTGCGCGTCGGTGCTGCGGTCGAGCTGCTGTAAAACGGCCGTCAACAGTTCCTGCAGCGTCATGCCGCTCCCCCCTTATCCCACGCGCCGGCCGCCGCCGCGCCGGTAGGGCGAGAGGCGCTCGGCGCTGGCCACGCGCACGCGCTCGCCCGCGGCGATGAGCCGCGCGAGGCTCTCCGGCACCTCGACCGGCACGCCCGTCGGCACGCGGAAGAAGTGCCCGTTGATGCCGCCCTCCCAGTACGCCTCGCCGTGCAGCGGCTCGATGCGGATGGTCGCGCGCGGCTCGTTCCGAAGCGCCGCGCAGGTGTCGCTTTCGATGCGGTGCATCTGTTCCTCGGTGATATACTGCATGGATGTGCTCCTTTCTCCCGTCGCTTTTGCGCGGCGCGGGCGGCGGCCGCCGCCCGCGCCGCCGCCCGGTCAGATGGTCACGCGGTGCTCAATGCGCACCAGCCACAGGTCGTTGAGGATGGCGGCGGTGTACGCCTCCACCTTCGCGCCCACGGTGGAGCGCTGGTCGAGCGGGTCCGCCGCGCCCGCGCTGCCGCACGGCTTGATGATCGTGCGCAGCGCGCCGCCGCCGGCCACGTCGATCACGCCGTAGGCGTCCGCGCCGAACACGAGCGTGGCGTGCACGTCCGCGCCGCGCTTGTCGCCATCGAGCGCGCCGGCGTCCTGGCTGTACGCCTTCGTCCCGGCGGGGATGGCCGCGGCCACGGGCGCGCTCAGCGTCACGGCCGCATTGGCGCGATCGAGCGCGGACACGGTGTACTCCGTCTCGCCGATGGTCAGCTTCGCGCCGGCGCGCAGGTAGGCCGCCGCCGCGTCCGTCACGGAGGCGAGCTTCACCTCGGCGCTGCCGGCCTCGTGCGCGGCGACGGTGGTGTACACGCTCTGGGAAAAGACCTTCGCCTCCGTGCTCTCCACGAACACGACGCCAAAGAGCCGCCCGATCTCGCCGCTGTAGACGGCCTCGGCGTTGGCGTACTTGGACACGTCCTGCCAGAGCGGGTCGGACTGCAGGTCGAACGTCGCGTCCGGCGAGCAGATGCAGATGAAGTGCGGCTTCTTCTGCCCGCCCTCGAGCGAGGTGAACATGCGCGCCTTGGCCTTTTTGAGCGTGCGGACGGCCCTGCGCACCTCGGAGACGGTCAGCGTATCCTCGGCGGTCAGCCCGGCCCTGCTCGTGCCGCCGCCGGCGTACTGCACGTTCGTGCCGGCGCACATGGCGTCGCGCGTGACCCATTCGATCACCGTGCCGAGCTGCTCGCCCAGCAGCTCCGCGCCGTCGTTGATGACGTTGTCGAACGCCGTCAGGTCCAGCAGGTCGGACACCTCGATGTACGCGCCGTACTGGCGGACCTCCGCCTCCACGCGCGACTGGGCGAGGCTCTGCCCGTCGGGCGTGACGCCCTCCGCGAGCGTGAGGCGGCCGGCGTCGGGCGTGAAGAGCTCATAGCGGCGGAACTCCACGCGCTTGCCGCTGTGCGGCGGGATGGCGCGCTTTTGCCCAAAGCGCGCGTGCACCAGGCGCGTCTTGGCCGTTTCGAGCAGCTTGCGGTCGTAGTACTCCTTGTTGGTGAAGGTCGTGGCCGCGGTGTTGAGGGTGGTGTTGATGTTGCTCATGGCTTGCTCCTTCCTTTCCTTGTGCTGCGCCCGGCCGCGTCAGAGGCGGACGCGGATGCCGCGCTGCGCCGCGCGGCGGTACTGCTGCTCGAGCGCGCGGAACTCCTCGTCCGACATGCCGGCGTAATCCCGCTCCACGGACGCGCCGGACGCGCCGCGCACCGGCTGGGGCAGCGCGCTGCGGCTGCGCAGCTTGGCCGCAAGACGCTCGCGCGCGCCCTCGTCGGCGCGCGCGGCGCGC